TCTAGTAGCTGGGACAGTGGCTCTAGCTCGAGCGATAGCTCTAGTTCGTCAAGCTGGGATTAATTATGTGGGTTGCAAATTTGATAATGACGGTGTTTTCGTTAATTATGTTGGTTGGGATATTCTTTATGTTTGATGAAGTCATCCTTAAAGGTTATTTTGCAACAAAACTTCGTAAGCGTTTTGATGTGGAGAGTTTGAAATGATTGAAAGTATGTTATTTGGATTGGCCTTCCTTGCAACTTGGCCCGCAATCTTAGTATTGTGCATCTTGGGCATTTGGTGTGAACACAACGAGTCCCGTGGCTTTGCAGTGTTCTGGGCATTAGTAGCAGGTGCAAGTGCATTCTTCTACTTTAATGTGTCGCTGGAAAGCATTGCTATCAGTTCCATTGGCTATGTGTGCTTTGGTATTGTGTGGAGCTTCTATCGCTACAAACGATTCATTGTTGCCAAGGTCAATGAACTTCTTGCTGATGGGTACTCAAACCGCGTTGAGCAGTACCACCCAACCAAGATGTTGGACACTATCACAGCATGGATCATTATCTGGCCCTTTAGCCTGATTGAAAACTTGTGCAGTGATATCATTAACGGTATTGAAGCACTGGTCAAGGGTGTGTTCAAAGGTGTGTACAACCGCATCTACAATGCCGCAGTGGCAGACATGATTCGCAAAGACGAAGGTGTGCGATGATTGTAATTGAAGCACTTCTGGTAGTTGGCGTAATTTGCGTAATTGGATTGGCCATTTACGCAGGTTACAATCTTGGTAAAACTTTTAAAAAGGACTAATATGTTTTTAATTTCCGTTTCAATTATTGCAGCAATTGCAATGACCATTGCTGCTAATGTAATGCTCAATCGAACTTCAGCAGGCGCACTCGCTGGCCTGGGCTTAGTGACTCTGGTGCTAGCACTTGAATCCTTTACCATTGTGCCAGCAGGCCATGTTGGTGTGCAAATCACGCTTGGAGAAGTTAATCAAACGGTGCTGAACGAAGGCGCCCAGTTCGTTAATCCAATCAGCAACGTCAAGTATGTTGACGTTCGACTTGCTCGTGCTAACTTGAATAACGCAAGTGCAGGTACCAAGAACACTCAACAAGTGCATACAGACATTGTGGTCAACTATCGTTTGACTCCTTCTAAAGTGCCGTACATCTACAAAGAGTTTGGACTTGACGTAGACACAAAGGTGCTTGGTCCGGCTATTAACGAATCGTTTAAGTCAGCAGTTGGTCACTATACCAGTGAAGAATTGATTACCAAACGTGATACAGTTAACGCAGACATTGTGGCTCGACTGAGCGAAAAGTTGGCACCATTTAACATTGTTGTTAACAACGTGAGCTTGGTGAACTTTGGATTCAGTAAAGCGTTCCAGGATTCTATCGAAGCCAAAGTGATTGCAGAGCAGGCCAAACTGCGAGCTGATCAAGACTACGAACGTATTCAAGTTGAAGCTAAATCGCGTATTGCACAAGCCAAAGGTGAAGCTGAAGCTATTAAGATTCAAGCAGAAGCTATTCAGGCTAATGGTGGTGCGGCTTATGTTCAGTTGCAATGGATTGAAAAGTGGAATGGTGCAATGCCCAACACTGTGGTAAACGGTGGCAAGGACATGATGCTTAACTTGGGCAAATAAACTAAACGGGGCTAGAAATAGCCCTGTCTTTCTGCTATAATAAACACATGAAAACACTTAATACACACGGTTTGTTAATTTGTGCTGCACTTGTTGCAGGTTCTGCGTTGCTTACCGGCTGCGGCCAGCGAACAGATGAGGAGGCAAAAGCATTGTTGTCTACCCCTGCTGTTAACTTTGTTGGTGTGTACGAAGGCTGCGAAGTCAAGTACGTGGATCGCGGATACCAAACTAAGAGCTTCTATATTGCCAAGTGTGGCAATACCACTACAGCTACTCGCAACTACAATGAGCAGTCGGGTAAGTCTACGGTGTTTCGCAGCAGCACAGTAATCACACAAGAGCTTGATAAACTGCAAGCTGAGAAAGCCGCAGCAGAAACAAAAGAACGAGCTCTTGAAAAGTTAACGCCAGCTGAACGTGCTGCATTGGGTATTAAGTAATGTTTCGCCGATCTGAACTGTACATGCTCTCGTGCATGGCATTGGACCTAGCGATTGGGTTTGCAAATCTCTACTTTAAATGGTTTAGCATGGAGTATGTGACAATGGGATTTATTTTCCTAATAGCACTGCCACTGCTGGTTGCGCCATTTGGTCGATGGGTGGGCCTACACTCAAGCCCTTTTTGGAAATGAAACTCTGTCCTACTTGCGATCCACGGGCTACATGTTGCGACTTCTGTAAGTTCTTTGAATTTAATGGAGACGCACAAGGTAGATACACAGGCGACGGGTACTGTACGCTTCACAAGCGTGACGCAGATCCTGCAGAAGAATGTGATGACTTTTATTGCCAACACATAAAAGAAAAGAAAAAGAAGAAGCAACCTAAGAAGTAAATATCTGTATGAGCAACGAAACCGCAAAATTTCTAAACAGTCAACGCCGTCACAAAACAGATGTGCATATTGCACGTCAGATGAAGATTGCAAAGTCTTCAAGCAGCTACAACACAAAACTTGATCGTCAACCACATCGTTTAGCCAAACGCCATGCAATGGATTGTGGTAACCCTAAGTGTGGACTATGTGGCAATCCACGACACCTTCGCAAAGGTGAAGATGGCAGTTACACAGTGCAAGAACGTAGGCAAATGCAAGATGTAGAAAAAGTCCGCGATATTCGTAGCAACGGCTTACCTCCATCTCACGAAGAATAAATTTGTTACAGCTGGTGATTCCTAGCTCCTTTTGGCTGTAACCTTTCGCCCCTGGTAGAAATATCAGGGGTTTTTTCTTTGCATTAAATATCGTATGCACATCATATCATGCGGATCGAGTTTTTCAAGCCTTGAACCAAAGCTGCCCGGGACACACTACACTGAACTTCTTGCACAGGCCCTTGGTGCTAGACTCACTAACATCGCCAAGCCCGGAAGTAGTAACTTTGCTGTAAGGTTACAAATTGAAACAGCAATCAAGCTCAAACCAGATTTAATTACATTTGAATTTGCAAGTGCAGCACGTATTGACTTGCCGCTAGCAGCGTTTAACGAGCCAGGCCAGTATATGAGCTCCAACCTTGCACATAATCTGCGTTATACAGGCTATAAAAGCGTTGTAGACGCAGAAATAGATACCACACGGGAGTCTATTGTTAGCGATGGCATAGGTAATTTTATAGAAGGTACTTGTTTTCCAGAAAACGAAATGCTTACACCCTCTGCTAGAGCTGCTCTTAAGAATTGGTTTGTTGAGCTGTACAACGAAGACCTCAAGTACCATCAAGACTACTTTACTTGCACTAGTGCCTTCTATGCCTTAGAGCAGTCGGGCATACCTTACATTTGGACCCGCGGCGACATGTGTATGTTTGATTGGAGCATTTACAAAAACGAAGTACCCGATGGTGGCAACATGTGGCTTGGCAATATTGATCCAACCATATACAACGTGTACCATACCAGCTCAGAAGTGCAAGAGGATTTGGTTAAGTATTGGATAGAAACTTATCGCAAAAATTACACATAGATGCTAAAATACTAGCATGAAAACCTATGATACAGTTGAAGACTATTTAGAAGTCCTAGCGGGCATGCGTGACCCTGCTACTGGCAAAATGATCAATACATGGTTCTTTGGGTTCAGCCCAATTATCAGTTTGGCACGTTATGATGTTGATGTGCTAACAAGTATGAGCGAAAGCACTGGTCAACAAAAACCTTTAACTGAAAAGCAAGGCACACTACTGTGCAAGATTCTGCTTAAGTACCAAAGACAATTTGCAGCCAAGGGCATTGATGTGGCTCCTGTGGAAAATCCAGTGTGGAGACTTCCGCTTCGTAAAATGGACTACACGCATAGTCTGGCAGTCAACAACGGAAAAATCCATCTCAAGTTTCCTTTTAGCACCAAGCTAATTGAAGACCTACGCAGCTTCAAATCTGCTAGCCAAGGCGAGTGCGTGTTTAACCGTGATGCTAAACTTTGGGAAGTTGGTCTAACTGAGTTCAATCTCAACTGGTTGCATACTTGGGCAAAGACCAACAATTTTGAAATCTCAGAAGAAGTTGAGGCACTCAACAATTTAATCCTGGCTACAGAAGCTGTGCCATACAAGATTGAATTGTGCTACGGTGCCGACCAACTTGAAATCACGAACTGTCCTAACAGCATGCGTGACTATATCAACGAGCATCTTGGCGGGTTCGGGCACGATAACCTGTTGCGACTCATTGATTCCAGCAGCGTTTTGGGCTTTACTATCGAAGATGCCCTCAAGGATGTAACAGTGCAACAATGGGGTACTCGTGCTCTAACTCTGGCCAGCAATCGTGAAGTACGAGTAAGCCCGACTACCGAAACGGTAGAAGATGACCTGGCGAGTGTGCTAGAATATGCAGTAAATACAAACCGACTACCTGTTGTAGTTTATGAGCCTGATTTAAGCGACAAACTTTTAAAACAACTGTGGGACCTTTATACCCCAGATGAAATTGAAGTTGTTGGTAATAATAAAAAATACGTGCCAACTGAAGGTGTGAAATTTATACACACTCACAAGCCAGTACGTAATTTGGATCGCATTCCTATGTTAATTTCTAGTGCAGGAATGATCTTTGGTGGTGATAAACAAATTATGGTGCAACGTGCAGAAAAAATCGTATACGTTTCTGCCGATGTATATAACGCAACCGGTGGTACGGGCAATAAAACCAGGAAGGTAGTGAAGCTTGCAGGCTAAATTAATTATTAGAGATGAAGTAAACGTTAAAGTAGAGGGCCTAGAACTAGGAACTCGTAAAAAATTAGTAGATAGATTCAAGTTTGAAATACCGGGCGCACGATACTTACCGGCAGTGCGTTTAGGAAGATGGGATGGAAAACAAGCCTTCTTCCAATTAGGTGGCAGCACATATATTAATTTATTACCAGACGTTATTCCCATGCTTGATGCTGAAGGATACGATATTGAAATCGAAGACCTCCGCGATTACAGCACCAAGATAGAATTTGATACTTTCCGAGAAGATACTTTTGCTGCACACTTGTGGCCAGATGGGCATCCAGCAGCAGGGCAACCTGTTATGTTCCGTGACTACCAAGTTGAGATTATCAACAACTTCTTGCAGAATCCACAAAGCATTCAAGAGATTGCCACTGGCGCAGGCAAGACCATTATGACTGCGGCATTGAGTCTAATGGCAGAAAAGTATGGACGCAGTATTGTTATTGTTCCAAACAAAAGTCTAGTAACGCAAACAGAAGCAGACTACATTAACTTGGGGCTGGATGTTGGCGTGTATTTTGGTGATAGAAAAGAGTTTGGTAGAACACACACCATCTGCACTTGGCAAAGTCTAAACAACTTGCTCAAGCTAACACAAGCCGGTGAAGCTGAATGCACAATTCAAGAGTTCATTGAAGATGTTGCACTAGTAATGGTCGATGAAGTACACATGGCTAAAGCAGATGCTTTGAAGACCTTGCTTACTAGTGTATTTGCTAAGATTCCTTTGCGTTGGGGGCTAACTGGCACAGTGCCTAAAGAGGAGTTTGCACAGATTAGCATCTTCTGTAGTCTTGGTCCAGTTGTTGGTAAACTAGCAGCAAGCGAGCTGCAAGATGCCGGACACCTTGCACAGTGCCACGTTAACATTGTGCAATTAATCGACCACGTAGAGTATAAAGACTACCAGAGTGAGTTGAAGTACTTAACTACTACAGAGTCGCGTATTGAATACATAAGTAAATTAGTTACTAAAGTTAATGGCACCGGAAACACTCTTGTTCTCGTTGACCGAATTGAAACTGGCAAAATGCTAGTGGAATTTCTTGGAGACAAAGCAGTGTTTGTGTCTGGTGCAACTAAAGCTAAAGATAGAAAAAGTGAGTACGACGAAGTTGCAAATAGTGATGACAAAATCATTGTGGCAACTTACGGCGTTGCCGCAGTTGGCATTAACATTCCTAGGATTTTTAACCTTGTTATGGTTGAGTCTGGCAAGAGCTTTACTCGAGTTATTCAGAGTATTGGCCGCGGAATTAGAAAAGCAGAAGACAAGGATCACGTCGAAATATGGGACGTTACTTCAACATGCAAATTTGCCAAGCGACACCTCACTAAACGTAAAGTCTTCTACAAAGAAGCAAACTACCCTTTTACGGTAGAAAAAATAGATTGGATTAATTAACCACAATGAGAATATTAACACTAGACAACACAGCCTACGAGCTAAATGAAATCCCCGACGAAGTTGAGGATTTACGCTTTGCTGTATTAGATAACAGTGATCCAAAAAATCCAGATTACTTTTATATTCCGTTAATCTTTTTAGAATCATTTAACGCACCTGCATTAGTATTACGCATTGGTACCAACGTTATTAAAATGCCAGTTGACTGGCAGTTATTAATTGGAGAACCTGATCTAGGTGATCTTGAAGTAGTTCCGTTAACTAGTATCAATGATAGGGGCTTTAGTGTGTACTGTTTCAATCCATTAAGCAGCTTTAAACCAGAGTTTAAGCCGGTTGAAATTGTGGACATATATCAAGATGTCAAATGGTACTTTCCTAAGCTAAAACCCGGGCAGATGCTGGCAGTACCACTAGAGTCAGGAACAGAAGCTCCATTGTGTGCGTATTTTGTTAAAGACATTAGTAGACAAAGCGAAGTAGTAGATTACAGTAAATGTTGGTGATATGGGAAATTACACAGAACCTCAAATTTTTGAAACCGTTAATAGACTTGCAAGAATCTATTTAGAAAGCTACCCCAACGATCGAGAAGGACTAGAGCGTTTCTTGCGTTGGGCACATGCTCAATACGGATACACTTATGGGTCAGCTTAAACCAGGTGCAACATACATATACGAAAGTCCAGATGGTGGCGAGACTACCTATGCCAGGGAAGCTGGCACAAATACTCGAACATTAGTTGGACAGACGCACAAGGCCCGCAGTAAATGGGATCAAATCCAAGAAGATCAACTCTGGGGAGAGATTCGGCGTAAAGCAATGACCCATCCTGGCTTGGCAGCAGAGCTAGAACGTGTTATAATATTTTACAATTTACTAAAGGACTCAGAATGAGTCAGTACATATATGGCCACTGGGCTGCAATCATGAATGCTGAGTTAGATGACAAAGCATGGGACGAAATCTGTGAACGACTCAACGATGCTGGGTCACAGGGATGGGAAGTAGCCGAAACGATTAAGACCCAGGTGCCAGAATATCCCGAACAATATAAAATAAGATTCTTATTAAGGTACAAACTAGATGGCAACCAAACTTGAAATTGGAAGAGTCTTGGGTGCATTAGACACCAAGGACCGAAACTTTTTAGATAAGCTATCCGAAGAAGAAGCAAAACAGCTTAGTCCGTTTATGATGATTCGTTGGGGTGCAACAGTTGATGGGTCAGCTGATCTGCAAGCATACTATCTAATGAGTGCAAACGAACGACTAAACAAAAACTTCTTTGACATTAGCACAAGCGAGCACAAGAAGTTACAGTGGCTTCTGGCAACCACGATTAGTCCAGGAATGGGCAAGCAACGCCATAATTGGCTTGCTGCAAAGAAAAAGTCAAGCAATAGCAAAGCAGAAAAGTTTTTAAGAAATCTATTCCCGCATTACAAAGAAGACGAAATTGAATTACTCGGAAGACTCAACACTACGGACGATCTTAAGCAGTTGGCAAGAGAGCACGGCTGGGATGAAAAAAGAATCAAAGCCGAACTATAAGTGTCAGTACTGTGGTAAAGGTTACGCAAAAGAAAGCACGTTAACTGCACACCTTTGCGAACAAAAACGTAGGCACCAACAACAAGGCGAAACTGGAGTTCAGTTTGGCCTACGTGCTTATTTGTTGTTTTACCAAATGACTCAAGGGTCATCTAAGACTAAATCATATGAGGACTTTGCAGCAAGTCCTTATTACCAAGCGTTTGTTAAGTTTGGTAGATACTGCGTTAGTATCCGCTGCCTTAACTTTGCTAACTTTACTGAGTGGCTATTAAAGAACAATAAAAAATTAGACTATTGGTGCAAAGACGCATTGTATGTTGAATGGATGAATCCATATATACAAAAAGAAGCAGTGCAAGACGCACTAGAGCGAGCACTAAAGGAAATGCAGAATTATGCGGACGATCATCCAGAACTTAAAAACGGCTTTGCAGACTACTTTCGATACGGTAATGGTAATCGGATCTGTCATCATATTACTACCGGTAGGATTAGTCCTTGGGTTATATACAATTGTGCCAGCGGCATTGACTTTCTTGATCAACTCACTGATGACCAAACGGCGATGATTTGGGAATACATTAATCCCGAATACTGGCAAAAGAAGTTTAGGGATTACCCCGAAGACGTTGAATGGGTTAAATCTATCTTGGCACAAGCAAAATTATGAAGAAAGTTGAAGTTCCATGGTTTGACCAGCGTTCCGGCTCATCATTTTCTGTGGAACTTAGCCAATGGTGCGAAGGGCAAGGGCTTATCAATGGGGTTGACTACAAATGGCACTTTGTGCCAGATCAAAAGGTATCGGTGTTTTACTTTGACGATAGCCGAGAAAGCTACGCTACGCTGTTTGCACTAAGGTGGCTGGGCGCCAATAATTAAAGGATTAAGGTTGTATGAAATTTAAAAGTGATATCGACATAGACTTTGGTAACAGAGATACCGCATTAAACTTACTGCCACACGTGAGTGCAGGTATTCTTCGTGATGGCAAGATTATCAAACACAACACTGGCGTTTATCCTACGCAGGTGCCATATGATCCTTTCACAGGTGTTGCAACCATTGATCATAAAGTGGCAGAAGATCGGGGATATGCTAAACTAGACTTCTTGAATGTTTCTTTATATACGCAGATAAAGAGTGAGCAGCATTTACAAGAACTAATGGCACAAGAGCCAGACTGGGCAGCGTTGTATGACCCAGAGTTTTGTGCTAAGTTGATTCACATTGGCAACCACTACGACACATTAATTAAAATGCCAGAAGCTGTTAACAGCATTCCTCGTATGGCAATGTTTCTAGCAGTTATTCGCCCTGCTAAACGGCACTTAATTGGGAAATCTTGGAAAGAAGTATCTGAGACAGTGTGGGACAAGCCCGATGATGACAGCTATTACTTCAAAAAGTCGCATGCGGTAGCGTATGCACATCTTGTAGCAGTAAACATGAATCTAGCCCAAGCGGCGAACTAATGTAATACTGCGTCTTTTGCTACGTTTGTTAGCCATTTCCCTAAGGCTAACTTGTGGGCCAAATTTAATTTCGACATCTTTACTGTTCATTGTTTTTAAACAGCCGCGAAATCCTGCCCATTCTGTTTTCAAAAACACATTAATAGGGATAAGTCTATTGCTTTCCCACCACCATTGCTCTCCTAATTCTAGGAATGCACTGCGTTCTTCTAGCGTCCGTATTGCACCATAATCGTAGATCGTTGTGATAATGTCGTCGACATTTTGTACAATGCCTATGTATTCGTTTCCGCCGTAGGATAAAAACGTTAAAAACGGGTACTTATCGATTAATTGTTGCTGTGCTTGATCCACTGTGTTTTTGGTAAATATGTTAAAGATAATCACAAATGCAGACTATCAAAACATATTTATATGACAACGCAGTAGAGGTCCAAATTTTGGACACCTCTATATTCACAGTAAGGAATCGCAAAGTGTACAGCAGATCTGTAACCGTATACCAGGGCATTGACAATCCTATACAAGTTATTGTCAAAAATCAAGATCAAAAGAAAGTTAATCTTACAGGATATGCTATGCAAGCCGATATCCAAGATCCAACTAACAAGGTAACTGTAATGAGCTATGCAGTTACATGGGCAAACATTGCACAAGGGTTGGGGCAATTCACTATTGACTCAACGACGGTTAACAGTCTTGAGCAACGCTTTTACAAGTTAACATTTAGAACAATAAAAACATCAGACAACTCTGAGAAGCCGGCATATATTGATGATAATTATGGAGTTCCGTTGGACCTACAAGTCCTTCCGGGATACTATGAGAACGCAGAAGGATTGCCAAACGAGCAAGAGTATGTAATTGATGGCGGAGCAATATAATGACAGTAGCAAACGTAGTTATCAGACAAGTATTATTAAAACGTGGAAACACAGCAACCATGGGTGCCTACACTGGCCCTATTGGGGAAGTTACTGTTGATACAGATTTAGACACCCTTCGAGTACAAGACGGCATTAACGCTGGCGGAACACTCTTGGCAACACAAGGATTTGTGGCTAACGCAGTGGCCACAGTAAGTGGAGCAGTGGATTTGACTCCAGTGTATGCAAACATTGCATCCATTAACGCAAACATTGCCACATTGTATTCTAATGCTGCTACCCAAAGCGGCAACATCACAGCATTGACTTCTAATGCAGCAGCTCAGGCGGCAGCTATTGCAGCATTGCAGGCCACAGATGTAACATTACAGGGCGAAATTGACACCACTAATTCACAATGGATCGCAAACGTTGCAGGGCTACGTGCCAATATTATTGCTGCCAATGCTGCTATTGCTGCACTAGGATCTGGTGTTGATTCTGCCGAACTTGATGCTCTAAGAGCAAACATTAATGCAGCCAACGTAAACATTGCAGCGTTGCAGAGCGTTACTAGCTCACAAGGCGCGGATATTGTTACGCTGTTTGCTAATGCAGTTAGCCAGAACTCTGCAATCAATGGCATCACTGCCAACGTAAACACTAACACAGGCGACATTGCTACGTTGTTTGCTAATGCCGCCACACAGGCTAATTGGTTTGCTGGACTAACATCGAACGCTGCTATCCAAGATGCTGCTATTGTTAGCTTGCAATCTAACGCCGCAGTACAAGATAGTGCAATTACATCATTGCGTAGCGATTTAAACACAAACGTTTCAACAATCACCGGACACTTATCTACCCATGATACTGCAATTGGCACACTGACTGCAAACGCAGCAACACAGGCACAGCTATTATATCTATTAGATGCAAACGCAGCTAGCCAAAACGATTACCTAAATGGATTGCTTGCAAACGCAGCAGCTCAGGCTGGTGACATTGTTGCCTTGTATGCTAACGCTGCAACTCAAACAGGCGAATTAAGCATTCTAACTGCAAACGCGGCAACGCAAACCGCAGCCCTAAACGTATTAACTGCAAACGCCGCCACACAGTCTTCTTCATTGACTGCACTTGCTGCTGACCTTGATGCAGCACTCAATGACATTACCACATTAACTGCAAACGCCGCATACCAAGCTGATTGGTTAACATCATTAACATCTAATGCCGGAATCCAAAGTGATGCATTAGTGACATTAACTGCAAACGCCGCAACGCAGGCAGCAACATTAGTGACATTAACTGCAAACGCAGCAACACAATCCGGTGCATTAGACGTAATTATTGCTAATTTGGCTGTGCAAACTGCAAACGCGGCAACGCAAACCGCAGCCCTAAACGTATTGACTGCTAATGCAGCAGGCCAAAGTGATTACTTAGATGGATTACTTGCCAATGCAGCAACGCAAGCCGATAGCCTAACTACATTGGTTGGCAATGCAGCAACTCAAGCAGGTATACTCACTACCATTAACTCTAACGTTGCCGCTGCAAACGCTGCCATTACTGCCTTACAGTCCGCAGTTGGGGCTAACTCGGCAGATATTATTACATTGTTTGCTAATGCTGCCACACAAAACTCAGCATTAACTGTCCTTACTGCCAATGCTGCATATCAAGCAGACTGGCTATCGGGACTAACTGCAAACACAGCGTCTAACGCAGCCGCACAGTCTGCACAAATTGATTTAATCAATAGCAATATAAGCACGTTAACTACTACTGTAAACGGCATTATTGTTGGTAGTGGGTTTGTTACTCCAGCAGAGCTTGCAGCAAATATGGCTATTGCCAATTCTGCAATCGTCTCGGCTACTACCAGCAATATTACATTGACTGGTAATTTATCAACTTCTAATATTATTTTATCTGGACCAAGCGGGTCTGGTATATTCTGGGGTAACGGAATTAGATATGTTCCGTACGGCAACACAGCAGTTAGCAACTATTTACAGAGTTTCAATGGCCTGATTACTTCTAACATTTTAACAGTAACAACAGCCGTTAAGAGCTATGCATACCAATTTGCAAACGGTGTGTCAATCTTCTCCACCATTACTCCAATGGTTCTTGGCAACTTAACAGTCAATGATCAAAGAGTTACTGGCATCAATGCAGTAGACCCAATTATTTTAGGCGACGAGCAGGTTCCTACACAAGTTGTTAAATCCGATTCACAGCTAGTGGCTAATGCATCTATTTCAAGCATTAACCATAGCAGTGGGGCATTGGTTATTCCCAACGGCGGCCTAGGTGTTGCTGGTAACGTTTACTTAAGTGGTCTTCCTGGAACTCGCTTCCAAGTTGGTGAAGGCGGTCAGTTCTTGCCGAACGTGTTAGCTCAGTTTACAAGCAATATTGGATCTTATGTTCAAATTAACATGCAGAACTTAAGCTCAGATCCACTGGCTAGTTCCGACTTTGTTGCAACCGCAGACAACGGTGACGACTCTCAAAACTTTATTGACATGGGTATCGCTAGCAGTACCTATAACTATCCAGGATATACTGCAATTAAGCCCAACGATGGCTACTTACTAACCAATGGTGGCAATTTATTGTTGTCTGCCACAAGTATTGATAAGTCCATTAACTTCTATGCCGGCGGCGCCGAGGATGCAAATCAGATCGGCCGTTGGGACGCAGGTAACTTAATTGTTGGAACACATATCGCTCCTACTGCAACAGCAACATTCGATCTCGGAACATTGACGTCATCGTATCGAAATATATTCCTAAGCGGCAATGTGCAGTTTACTTCTAGTCCTGCGGGAATGATTAGTGGTGCGTCGAGCATTAGCACCATTGACTTAACAGCAACTGGAAACATTTCGTTCACAATGTCCAATGCCAGCCACTGGACAACTCCAGTTACTAGTGTAGCAGCAGCGTTGAATCAACTTGCGGCCAGAATCTGGGCAATAGAAAACCCCTAAATGTTTGAGTTCTAGCATCACACACTATATAATTGTGTGATGCTAACAACAATACAGGACGCAGTAAAACAATACCTACCTTCTAAACGTAAGACCAGTTCTAATGGCTGGACTTCGTTTAATGCTGTGTGTTGCGAGCATAACGGTGAGAGCCGAGACAATCGGGGGCGTGGCGGCGTAATCTCTAATGCCGACGGATCCATATCATACTCTTGTTTCAACTGTAACTTCAAAGCCAACTACACACCAGGACGTCATCTGAACTTTAAGTTTAGAAAGCTACTGAGTTGGTTAGGAGCTGATGAAAACTCCATCAAGCGTTTGGTAATAGATGCGATCCGTGTTAAAGATCTAGTCAGTCCAGAACAAATAAAACAAGCACCTGACGAAGAGGTTACGTTTAAGCCACGCCCATTGCCCGATGATGCAGTTAGTTTCCAACAATGGAAAACTTTTCTAATGTTGCAGGATCAGGACGAGCCTGTGCATCCACAGTTTGTAAAAGCATTTAACTACATTCATGATCGTAAGGTTGATTACAATCGGTATGAATTCTACACTACAGAAAATGCAGCATATAACTTACACAAGCGTGTAATCATTCCCTGCTACTGGAAAGGCGATTTAATTGGATACACAGCAAGAACTTGGGAAAGCCCAGAATCAGTCAAACCTAAATATCATAACAGTTACGAGCCTAATTTTGTTTTTAATGTGGATATGCAGACTCCTGATAGGAAGTTTGTTCTTGCAGTTGAAGGTCCGTTTGATGCAATGGCAGTTGACGGTGTTGCTGTGCTGTCTAACGAGGTATCTGAGGTTCAAGCAGATATTATCGACAGTCTTGGGCGGGAAGTTATTGTAGTTCCGGACTTTGACCTTAAAGAAGTACGTGGACGAATGGTATGGGCAGGCGAGCGACTAGTTGAACAAGCCTTAGAGTTTGGGTGGAGTGTTAGCTTTCCTGTATGGAGAGATGAGTGTAAGGATGTATCCGCAGCGGTACAAAAATACGGCAAATTATTTACGATGAAAGCCATTTTAGAAGGCAAAGAATCGAGCCGTTTAAAAATAGAGTTAATGCGTAAACGCATACATAGTTAACAATGAATAAAGAATATAACGCAGAAATACAAAAACTATTTTTAGAGATGATGTTGCAAGACGCCCAAAACTTTGTGCGTGTGCAAAATATTTACAACCCAGAGAACTTTGATCGTAGTCTACGAGAGACCGCAACGTTCATTACTGAGTACAGCGACAAATATAAAACGCTACCAACACCCGAACAAATTAGAGCGACCACTAGCATTGAACTAAAGCCTGCTACCGAAATGCAGGAACATGCTGAATGGTTTATCAATGAGTTTGAGAACTTTACTAAACGTCAAGAACTAGAACGTGCTATTCTAAAGTCAGCTGACATGATCGAAAATGGAGACTTTGCTCCAATTGAAAAGCTGATCAAAGATGCAGTGCAAATCTCCTTAACCAAAGACCTAGGCACTGATTACTTTGCAAACCCCAGTGAACGTATTAACAAATACTTCAACAGTGGTGGACAAGTAAGCACAGGTTGGCCACAGATGGATAGACTGCTATACGGCGGATTTAGCCGAGGAGAACTAAACATTTTTGCAGGTGGATCTGGTTCAGGTAAATCCTTGGTTATGATGAACATCGCACTCAGCTGGTTACAAATGGGCCTAAGCGGTGTTTACATTACGCTAGAACTTAGTGAAGAACTGTGTTCTTTGCGTACTGATGCTATGTTAACAAGCATGGGCACCAAGGACATTCGCAAGGACATTGAAACCACTGAACTTAAAGTTAAGATGGTTGGTAAGAAGAGCGGCAAATATCGCATCAAAGGCCTTCCTGCACAAAGCAACGTAAACGACATTCGTAGCTTTATCAAAGAGTATCAAATCCAAACAGGCAATTCTGTTGACTTTATTATGGTCGACTACTTGGACTTGATTATGCCTGTGAGTGCCAAAGTTAGCCCCAACGACTTGTTTGTTAAAGACAAGTATGTGTCGGAAGAATTGCGTAACTTAGCCAAAGAATTAGGTGTGCTGTTTGTTACAGCATCGCAGTTGAACCGTAGTGCAGTTGAAGAAGTCGAATTTGACCACAGTCATATTAGTGGTGGTATTTCTAAGATTAACACTGCTGACAACGTGTTTGGTATCTTTACAAGTCGTGCTATGAAAGAACGTGGCAAATATCAGCTTCAATGTATGAAGTCACGTAGCTCAACAGGTGTTGGACAAAAGATTGACCTAGAGTACAACATCGAAACTATGCGTATCAGCGACCCAGGTATCCCTGAAAACAACGGCGGTGGCCCACCTTTAGTTAACAGCATCATGAATCGTATCAAGAGCACTCCTGCTCCTGCTGCTAGCTCAGACAAGGACGAAGGGCCAACTAAGTTTGAACGAGCCACAGGCACTCCTGCATGGGAGCAACCTGCTAAAGTATCAGGTGAAGCACAAAGCACAACGCTAAAAAGAATGATAGCGGGCATCAAGAAAGGGGAATAATTGTGGGTGAGTCTCACAATTTCCCAAGTAGTAGCAAGATATTGCTAAACCATAAATACACTAAATTGGAGTGAATATCTTGCAGAAGCGTACTCGTAGCATTTTAGACGAACTTGCAAGCATGCCTGTTGCTAAAGATCAGGCTAGCTTAGTCGAAAGTCGTGCAACCCATGTTATTCAAGGTGCTATTAACTTGATAAATTTTATCAAGGAAAATTACGATGCTGAAACCAGTGCTGAGTTAGAGCGCCGCCTCTTAAACAGCATTAGAGCACAAGATCCTGCTAAATTCACTCGAGGAATCAGGAGACAACGTAGTAATGAAAATTAATGATATTATGCTCGAAGCACCGAGCACATTCTGGGGCGGAGTAGCAAAAGGGCTTGGAGCTCCGCAGGTTGCGACAGCAATTAACGCTAACGCCGCTGCCAACGCAAATGTCCCAGATGAAGACCCAGCTACACAAGCACCTGCACTAACAGCCCCGCCAGTTAATTATAACATTCCGGCATACAAGCGCCAAAATAAAAACATCCCAGGGGTAACACAACCTGTACCGACCCCTGCACCAACCCCTGCACCAACCCCTGCACCAACCCCTGCACCGGAACCTATAACTCCTGTTGCAGCACCAGCAGTTGCAGCACAGCAAAGCAAAATAGGCGTTGGACAGATTAATAAAATTATACCGACTCTTAGAACTCGTGATCTTACCAGTGTTAAGAAAACAGTTGATGCAACATTGGCTAAAAAATCTAGCCAGCAAGCTGCTGCACCAACAGCCGCAGCGGCACCAACTCTGGACGAACCAGTTAGTACAGGCGTCCAAAAAATGGACTCAAATAATCCAACTGATGCTAAAATACCACAAAAGATACAAACTCAACCACCAGTAGCCGAAAGCATCGACTTAGCAGAAGTTTTATGGCGCAAGATGAAATCTAAGAGATGAGCCAGACTAGTACAGGCAATGGAGCAATAAAGAACGCAACACCGATAGCACGTAATGACGTACCCGGTGTTGTTTCGGTGATCAAAAAAGCATTACCAGAAGAGTTACTATCCAATCTACAAATGGACATTGGTAGTGCCGGGTTTAAAGATGAATCAGGCGATATCGACTTAATGGTAGACTCCTTTGATGTTATTGAGTATTTCCAGTCCAACAACTCACAGGATGCAAAGAAAGAACTTCAAAAGTATCTTGAGCAACGTGGCTATAAAGCAGTAACCAAAGGGCGTAATGTTCATGTAGGCGTACCCTACAAAGATCAAAGCGGTGACTCAAAGCTAGCACAAGTTGACATTATGGTCATTGACGATGCGGCATCTGTTGCTCCATGGCACCAACATGGACCACGTGGCATGTATGCACAGCCTGGCTTTAAAGGCAGCAGCAACTTTATTCTAATGAGCAGCATTGCCAAACACATGGGACTAAAGTTCGACGCATTTGGTGGCAAATTAGTTGACCGCAACACAGAAGAAGTTGTGGGAAAGTCCCGTAGACAAGTTGCTAAAATCCTACTAGGCCCCAAGGCCAAAGAAAAAGATTTAGATAGCGTCAGCTCTATTATGGCTAGACTTGCAGATGATCCTGACCGCGAAGGCAAACTAGCACAAGCTAGACAAGATGCACAAGCAGGATTACTAGAACTTCCAGAAGATGTTTACCCGGGCACAAAGACTTGGCTAAACCAAATGGAAGAAAGCCCTAAGTTTGCCTTTGTTAAGTCGTTAAAAGAAAATCACGACACCACAGGACGTACCCCGCATCCTGAGGACAGTATCTTTGATGGTAGCAATGCCGCGGCAATGGCATTACAGTCACTTGGTGGTGTAATTGCAAACCCATCTAAAGTAACAGTGAAGTGGGACGGGTTTCCTGCACTCATATTTGGGCGTACCCCAGAAGGTAAGCTGGCTATTATGGACAAGTACATGTTTGATAAGCGTATACTTGCAACTAGCCCACAAGACTGGCAACAGTACGATTCCACTAAGCCTAGCGGAACCATGCGTCCTGATTTGTACACTAAGCTAGCATCTATTTGGGCAGGGCTAGATGCTGTGGTTAAAGGTGAAGGATTCTTTTGGGGAGATTTGCTGTGGGCAGGGGCATTAAATCCTGTTAAAGGCAACTACGTATTCAAGCCTAACACTGTGGAATATCATGTTCCTGTGCAGAGCCAAATTGGACAGACAATCAAGGGCAGCAGTGGCGGCATTGTGGTCCACCAGCATTTTGGTGAACTAGGCGGCACAGCCAGTGAATGGGATGGCAAAGGGTTAGTTACAGTACCGGGTGGCGTTACTATTATCAAGCCCGGACTAGGCATTAGATTCAGTTTGCGTGACCCAGTATCTGCAAGCAAAGCAGCGGCAGCGGCAGTTGAAAAGTACGGCACAGCAGTGGATGACTTGTTTGTTAACATTCCATCTAGCACTAAAGCTCTAATTAAAACATACTTTAACAAGAAGATCACTTGCCAAACCAATCAAGACTTACATGATTGGATGAAAGGCAACGTTAGCAGTAAACAATATAACGCCCTAGTTGGCGACGACTATTCGGGCAGTTTGTTTACCACAGATGGCGAAGGCCAGGTACACGAAAGCCAAGGATACGCAGGACTAAAAGCAATTTGGAACTCAATATATGCGTACAAATTAAATCTAGTGCAGCAACTTGAGCAGCAAGTACAAGGGGTACAGCAGTCTGTTAATGGGCAAGCCGGCGGCGAAGGATTTGTATTCCCGAGCCCCAATGGGTTAATTAAATTGGTTAACAGAGGGCAGTTTAGTCGGGCTCTTTTTAACAAGTAATTTGCCCCTTTTTTATCAAAAAGATAAATATTTACATGAGGCGATAAGCCCATTAATATTAGGAGAAATAAAATGGCATTAGGACAATTACGTGTAAACGGCACAACTCAAGCAGGTAGCTTCTACGGTTACCAACCAACATTCTTGTTGATCACTGGTACCAACGTTGGTACAGCAGATACACAACCAGGCGGTGGTGTAGCTATTACTGAAGGTAACTTCACTAAAGCTATCCGTGCTATCCAAACTTTGGGCAGCATTGTTATCATCGGCGAGCGTCACAATGACGGTTTCGTTGTTGCTCTAGACGGTGCTACTGCATCTGACAACGGCGCTGCCGATTTGGCAACCCGCGTTGACACAGTTGTAACAGCAGCTACTGGTGTTTCTACAACAGTTGCAGTTAAGACTTTGGTTAAGACTGAATTCGCTTAATTAGTTAAGTGGTACATAAAAAGGCTCTTCGGGGCCTTTTTTGTTGGCTGCAAAATCTACAACTAACTAAATACACTATATTGGAGATATAACATGGCCTTAGGCGCATTAAAAGTAAACGGCGATGCAACCGCAGTAGTTGCAACAGACGTAGATGGTAACACAGACGGTTCGGCAAGAACAGCCACTGGCATTATTGCCCCTGGCATGACCGGTCGTATCACTGCATACAAGATCACAGGTGTTGGTGGCTATGCTGCAAGCAACTTAACTCTAGAGAGTGGTGTTAACCGTACCAGCGGCAACGTTGGTTTAGTGTCACAAATCTTAAACGTCATCCAGCAACGTAACACCGTTGTAGCTTATCAAGTTGAAAGCTCAAGCAGTCAACTAAGCTGCTTGGTAGAGCACAGTGCTTGGACTGATGCAGACTTGCAAGCATACATTCGTGCAAACATTACACAACTAGGTGTATATGGCAACAGCACAGTGTCTAGCGTAACAGTGTCTAGCACAGGCGGGTTGAAGTTAGCATAAGAGTTCACGCTCACATTGAAGGCAGTTTCGTACTGCCTTTTTTGTTGGCCATAAATATCTACATGGATAGAGGCTTGCAATTTTATACAGGTTACACACTAGTAGACATTACCGCTACTGGTGTAACTCGCTATAGACCTGATCAAGAATTCCAACGTAACCAACAACGTAATTGGGAAACTGTATTACAAACCATTGGTCTACGTACCCAGCCTGTGTTAATTAAGGGCCCAGTATGCACTGAAAGCACTTTAGGCGACGGATGGGAGTTTGGCGAGTATTATCAGGGACGACACAAGATTTGGATTTGGACTTTTGCAGTGGAGACGCCAGACGTCTTTTTGCAAGACAACAATCCAATTGGTGCGTTAGTTCAGGACTTCGAACAGATACCTATTATCCAAGGATTAGAAGAAACAGCCCGTTTCATGTTACCTATATTTTACCCCCACGGTTCTATTAAAAACGTATACTTTAAAAATCGAGCGATCGATTTAAATAACGTTTAGCCGCCGGTAGTATATTAACATTACGGCATACACTATTAAGGAGATGAAGCAAATGGCTTCTTCGGATATTGAAAAGAAAAGTCTTGAAGCACACGTTGAATTGTGCGCCGAGCGATACAAGAACTTAGATGATAGACTTTGCAGTCTTGACGACCGAATGGGGAAAATTGAATCCCTAATCACAGAAGTAAAAACGGCCATTGCATCAGTGCCAAATGAGTCAAGCAAAACCTTCATTGCCATTGGTACCACAGTACTTGGTGCGTTGATTGGGGTAATTGGCACATTGGTTATACACATCAAATGAGAATAGTAGAACTAATCAATCACTTACAAGTGCCTATCACAAACGAGGAATCGGATGTATTGGGCAAGTTCCACGAGGATGAGATAATTGAAAAATCTCAGCTAGATTTGCGTGAGCAACATATAGCAAATCAATTAGTCAATAAAGATGTTTTATTGAGAAAAAATCAAGATGGCAAAATCATTTACAAAAAGAAAATCCGCTAACGCTCCGCAGATCAAAGAAGTTATTGCAGCAACAGAAGCCACTAGTTTATACATTGGCGTATGGGCAAAGCAAGAAGCAGAGCGTTTACTTAAACAAGAGCCTGTTATTATTCCGCTTAAAAACGGATACCATGTAGGCAAGTTTACCGTTAAGAATGCAAATCACACATGGCATGTGTATAATGTGTGGAATGAATTTGTAAATGCATTTAGCAGCAAGCAATCTGCTGTATCCTGGTGCATTTTAGAGCACACTGGCAGGATTATTCAGAGCCGAAAACTCATGGATCAAGATGCGAAGGTAAGTAAGTATACCCAGGATCAAACCAATTATTTTCATTCTAGACAGCAGGCCATTAAACGTGGTGACTATTTTGCTGTTGATCTAAGCGAAGCTAGGATTGCCAAAGTCCAAAGTATGCTAGAAGATGCTAAAAATGATCTTGAAAAAACTTTAAATTCGGCTAAATATTTGAAAGGTATTTGGGAAAAACCACTATGAAATTAAACGATATGGCACAAAAGCCTACCACAAAACAAATGAAACGAGTAATGGAAAGCCGCTTTGGCTTCTCTGTAGATTACGAAAATCTAACACTCAAGAAGGCTTATAATATGGCTACGTCTATTACAGAAGCCCTAAACAAAATTAAGAAGACACACGGCGCCCACGTTGCAGAACGTAACGCAAAGTACATGGAAATGTACATGGTGCGTGAAAGCATTCATAGCTGGATGCGTGAAAATCAAAAGAGCTTTATTGCTGAAAGCGAAATGGCCAAGAGTGAAGCTATCCTAGCTGCAAAAGACATGGTCGATTCTATTCAAGACATGCTTGAAAAGATTGGTAAAATGCAAAACGAGCAGTTGCCTGCATTGCTAGACACAATCCGTGACCAATTGGGCATTGAGCAAGCCGACAGCTTTAAGAACGCAGTGGCTCCGCTGTTGCAAGACTTAGCTGGTACACTACAACAAGGTCGCGAAACAGCAGATAATGCTGCACGTGGCTTGGCAGGCGAACAAGTTGAGCAGCCAATGGGCATGGGTGGCGGCGCTCCAGGAATGGGCGGCATGGATGACTTAGGTGGCGACATGGGCGGTCCAGCTGATCTAGGTGAGCCAAGCGACTTAGACGTGGGCGACTTTGGTGCCACTGATGCTGCTGCTGGCGGATCTGCTGAACTAGGTAGAGAGCGTAGATAATGCGTTTTAGCGAATTTGTCACAGAAAGCAGTGGCCTCGGGGAAATGCTTGAGGACGAAGCCGAATCACGCGGCGACAGTGTCCTCTTAACTGCCCTCGAAGAACTACGCAATAGAGCTCACGGACACTCAGTTCCGCGAGTTCGTGTTGACGCTTTAGTGAACTTAATCAAGCGTTTGCCAGGTGGCGAAATGTTTAACGCAGAAGCATTGGAAAACGCTCGCAAGAGTAACGAAGCTGTTAAGAATTTAATTGCAGACATTAAAGACGACGAAGTACACGACCCAAGCGTTGGCGGCACTTCAATTGTTAAGTACGTTTACCTAACTCCATTTGACGATGATCCATTCTCAAGTGAAGGCGACGGTGGTACTAAAGCTGGCCAAACTGCACCGGAAAAAACTGTTTCTGGTATGGCTAGCAGAGCACTCGGCAAACGATAAATTATATCATACTTGTAGTTTTGATAATTACAAGTATGATATTAGTTTACAGCGACAGCCAAATCATTGATAATGAGTGGCTACCCCACATAAGTTTTAAAACCCCTTACACACTTTCTCACAGCATTGATGAGTTTGAAGCAGCAGAAGCTACGCTAAAGGTTGCATTCACTACACATCGACTGCACTGTGATTTTGACACTGCGTACATTGGGTTCGAAGATAAAATCAACCGTTTAAGTTATATAAGTGACTTGGTGTTTACTTTCGAAAGTGAACTCCATAACTTCCATTGGCAAATTTGGGAAAAGTGTCACCACGACAATGTGTACTGGTTATTACCCGGTGCAGTAAATGATCGTGATGATATTAACAGTCACATTATTTGTTGGGGCGATTGGTTTAAGACCACAGCCAACATTTACAAGGCCTTGCCGGATAAGGTACTACACATTAACCCATATGCAACCAAGCCCAAATACTTTGATGCATTGCTAGGTAGTCCAAAGCCACACAGAGACTTTGTGTTTAATGCAGTTAACGCAAACGATCTTAATCATAAGTTTATTATGACATATGGCGGCGATTGGAAAGAAGGTGAGTTCTATGCCAAGGATTACTTTATTTGGGAAGAAGGAACTACACCAATTGGCCAAACTATTGGCACTGCTGACTGGGCCGACTATTGCGGTCAACGTGTACATCTAAGTCAGATCATTCCTATCAAGGTAATGAATGATAGTGCCTACACTATCATTGCCGAAACAGACTTTGATAATACCCTAAGTTGCTTTACAGAAAAAACAGCCAAGCCAATGATTGCACGTCGACTGTTTATTGCGTTTACTGGGTACAAGTTTTTGCACAATCTACGTGCATTGGGATTCCAAACATTTGATGGAATCATTGATGAAAGCTATGACTTAGAAATTGATGATAACAAACGATATGCAATGGCGTTTGACCAAGTTAAGTATTTGTGTGAGCAAGAACAAGACGTAGTCTACCGCAAGATTAAACCTATTGTAGACCACAACTATAATTTACTAATGACTCGAGACTGGACGCAATGGCCAGCAAAACAAATCGAGCAAGTTATTAACTCTTTATCTGTTTAGTAACATATTCCGCCCAGGCTTTGTGTGCATTATGTCCTGGGTGGAATCCATCTTCCATAAAATCATCCATGCTCTTGGCCATTTCGTAAAGGCCGTTACGTTCGGCATCAGTGAATATCCACTTGTCTAGTTCCAACTCTCTGATTAATGAATGCAGTCCGGGCATGGCTGTTACGCCAAAGTCACCATTGGGGCTAACGTTCTTTTTATCATTCCAGTAGTTAACATAGCTCATGAACTTGTACTTAATGCCTTTGGCTTCTAAGAAATTTTTGAGCTTGACCATTTCTGTAATATTAATGGTTGCTAGACTGTAATCGCTAGACACTTTGTACATTTCGTAGAACATCTTGTGTGCAACAGGGTTCTTAAACCATGTGCCCATTTGCCCGCCACTAAAAATGTAACCTAACTTGTTGTCTGGTAGTCTACGATAGAATCCGTAGCTGTCAAATAGTTCATTCCATGATGGATCGGTGATATCTGTTAAGTAATCTAGCCGGCTCACGCCACTCCACATTACTAGAACTTGATCGTACTTGCCCGGGTTATCGAGAACTTCTCGAATAACACTATCTGCAATGTATTGGTTACCGGCTGCTGCTTCTGCTAGGTTGGTAATCTCATCGTTAGGGTTCATCTCACTAAAGTATCTTGGCCAACATACATTGGGGCCGCCGGGGAAATCGGGCCATTGACTAAAACTACATCCGGATATTAGAATTTTCATCAAAATATTTATTGACTAATCTGTTTGTAACATTTATAATTACATATATGATCATTCCCCGTTACAATTACTCACCACTTAGCAGAACCACATTAGAAGGCAAAAGACATTATTGTTTGCCAGATGGTAGCAAAGTTCCTAGCGTTACAACTATTCTCGATAAAACAAAGCCACAAGAAACCCGCGAAGCTCTCAACAACTGGAAGAAGCGTGTAGGCGAACAACGAGCACAGCAAATTACCACAGAAGCTGCAAATCGTGGGACCAGGATGCATGCATACCTTGAACAGTATATTCTGCAAGATGATATGAAGCCATTGCCTGAGAACCCATTTGCACATCCAAGTTGGTTTATGGCAGCAGAAGTTATCCTTAAAGGACTTTGCCATGTAGACGAATTCTGGGGCACAGAAGTTCCTGTGTATTATAGTGGGTTATATGCTGGCACCACAGACTGTTTAGGTGTGTGGAAGGGCCGCCCTGCTATCATGGACTTTAAGCAAAGTAACAAAGTCAAAAAGCGTGAGTGGATTGAAGACTACTTTTTGCAGTTAGCAGCATATGCAGCAGCACATAATGAAACATATGGTACCAATATACGTGATGGTGTAATTTTGATGGCTGTACAGCCAAAACAGCTAGAAGACGGCACCTTTTCGACGCCGGAATACCTGGAATTTGAAGTCTCAGGAGACGAGTTTGACCACTGGAGCCAACAGTGGATGAAACGTGTAGAGCTCTATTACCTAACTAACTAAATACAAGATAGTTAGAGGATTGACACATGGCTGTCGTACAGATTAGTAGAATTCAAGCCCGTAGAGGTTTACAACAAGATTTACCAACCTTAGCAAGTGCAGAGTTTGGGTGGAGCGTTGACCAACGTAGATTGTTTATTGGTAACGGCACCCTAACAGAAGGTGCTCCTACCGAAGGCGTCACTGAGGTTTTAACACAGTATACTGACTTAACCACAGTATTAAGAAATTACACATTCCGCGGCAACGCAGGTGGATACACAGCACAAACTGGCCCATCTATGTTGAGTCCAACTGTGCGTAGTTTCCAAGACAAGCTAGATGACTTTGTTAACGTTAAAGACTTTGGTGCAACAGGTAACGGTGTAACAGACGACACCGCAGCCATTAACAGAGCAATTACGCAGATTTACTATGCACCACACTTAAGCGATACACGAGTTCGTAGAACCTTGTATTTTCCTGCAGGCACTTATGTAGTTTCTGGTGCAGTATTGCTGATTCCACCATATGCACGTTTAGTCGGCGACGGTATTGAAAGTACAGTTATCCAACAAACAGACAGCTCGCAAACTTGCTTGATGCAAGTAACCGACAGTTTATATCAAACTGGTGCTAGCATGGGCCAAAACAGTGCAACACTTCCTGGTTATGTAACCATTGAAGAAATGACATTGGCTAACACCAGCGACAAAGACGTTATTATTCTTGACAGCGTATTGAACTTTACGTTCTTTGCAGTTGAGTTCTTGGGCGGGTTATCTAACCCAACTACCGCTGGTAGCCAAGCGTATGCTGGTGTGAAGGTTAAGTCATTTGCACGTACCAGTGAAAACGTTAACTTTTGGTCATGTACATTCAAGAACACACGCTATGCAGTGTTGAGCGACGATGCAGGATCTGACATTAAGCTAAACGGCTGCTCATTTATTGGTTTGTACAAAGGTATCAAGCTAGGACAAAACAGCACACCTACAACAATGCCTTCGAACTACAAGGTTATTAACTGTGTGTTCTACAGTGTTGCAAACAATGCTATTGACTGCTATGCAGGCGTAAGCGGCGTTTTAAGCAGCGGCAACAACTACGTAGACGTTGGCAATAACTTTGCCGGTGTTGGTAGCCCAGTTGCTCCTGTGTTGTCCTTTGTGTCAGATGGCAACTATAGCTTATGCGATACCTTTGCCCGCACAGACGCAGACGATGCAGTACAAAAACGTATCAGCTACAACAACAGCAAGTTTGTAAGCATTCAATCTAACGTTGGTTTAGTATCTGGTAACTACGTTACTGGCATCGGCTCTTCAGTTACATTAGTGGACAATACAAGTGTAATTTCCTCAACTGGAATTATTTTGCAATCAAGTTGCTCTGTAAATTACACTATTACCCGAGGTACTATGGTTCGCCACGGAACTTTTATTTTCACAACCGACGGTACCACTCCAGGATTCAGCGATAACTTTATGGTGTCGGGTATATCTGGAGTTATTCTTGGCGTAGGCATTAATGCTGGCAACAACGTTATAACCTACACTACTTCAAGCACTGGCAATGATGCCACAATGAAATACAACATCAATTACTTTAATTAATTTTAAATGTTTAAACTAGCAGCTACCGAGCGTTTGTCTCGGTGGCGTGAATTTCGAAAATCGCTGGACACCTTATCTTTAGAACAAGCTGTAAAAGCCACAGTAGACTTTTGGCACGGGTGTCCTTTCTCTCCTTATTACCTTGATCCGGCAAAGCCTGAAGAATGGCCAAACCCGTGGACATTAATCGAGGAAAACTACTACTGCGATATTGCAAAAGCATTAGGCATGCTGTATACTATTAAGTTCACTGCACACAATCCTAGTGTAGAGCTACGTATGTATGTCGATCCAGAAACTCGGTACAGTTATAATTTAGTCTGGATTGACGACGGGAAATATGTTATTAATTTGATCGAAGGCGAAGTCGTAAATAAACAACTTGCCGATAATCTAACGTTAAAGGTCAAATACGCAGACGAACTAAATTTGAATAGTTATTAAGAGGAATCAATGAGTCAAATACAAGTAACAAAACGAGACGGACGTAAAGAGCCGCTAAATCTAGAAAAATTACATAAGGTTGTATTCTGGGCAACCGAGGGCATTACAGGAGTTAGTGCTAGCGAAGTAGAAATTAACAGTCATGTGCAGTTTTATAATGGTATCAAAAGCACAGACATCCAAGAAACTCTAATCAAGAGTGCAGCAGATTTAATTAGTGAAGATAATCCAAACTACCAGTATGTAGCAGGGCGTTTACTTACATATCATATCTACAAACAAGTTTACGGCGGCTATACCCCATGGCCTTTGTTAAAGCTAGTTAAACGTAACATTGATATTGGATACTACACACCTGAGTTGTTGGAAAATTACACAGAGGATGAGATTAACCAACTTGATACCTACATCCACCACCGTCGTGATGAGACCTTTACCTACGTTGCTATGGAGCAGTGGAGAGGCAAGTACTTAGTACAGAATAGAGTAACCAGTGAGTTGTACGAAACTCCACAGGCAGCATACATGATGATTGCCGCTACACTGTTTATGGCATACCCTAAAGAAACACGTATGCAATGGGTGAAAGATTATTATGATGCTATTTCTAGCTTTGACATTTCCTTGCCTACTCCTGTTATGGCTGGCGTTCGAACTCCACAAAAACAGTTTAGTTCGTGTGTGCTTATCGAGTCTGGTGACAGTTTGGATAGTATTAATGCTACTGCATCAAGTATCGTTAAGTACGTATCACAAAAAGCCGGAATTGGTATTGGAGCAGGACGAATTAGGGCGTTGGGTTCGCCTATTCGTTCCGGGGACGCATACCACACGGGTGTTACCCCATTCTTGAAATTGTTCCAGGCTGCTACACGTAGTTGCAGCCAAGGTGGTGTACGTAACGGTGCAGCCACAATCTATTATCCAATTTGGCACTTGGAAGTTGAAGACCTACTGGTGTTGAAAAACAACAAGGGCACTGAAGATAACCGTGTACGCCAAATGGACTACGGTGTGCAGTTCAACAAGCTAATGTACGAACGCCTAATTACTGGCGGCGATATTACACTGTTCTCTCCACATGATGTTCCTGAAATGTACGAAGCATTCTTTGCTAATCAGGATCGTTTCAGAGAACTGTACGAAAAGGCAGAACGTAACACTAAGCTACGTAAGAAAACATTTAAGGCAGCAGAACTTTTCAGTAAGTTCATGACCGAGCGTAAAGACACTGGTCGCATTTATTTGATGAACGTGGACCACGCTAACACACATAGCCCATTCAAAGAGGATCTACATCCAATTAAGATGAGCAACTTGTGTACAGAGATTGACTTGCCCACTAAGCCATTGAATGACATCAATGACGAAATGGGTCGTATTGCATTGTGTACTTTATCTGCACAGAACTGGGGCAACGTTAAGAAGCCACAAGACTTCGAGCGTATGTGTACTCTAAGCGTTCGTGGTCTAGATGCATTGTTAAGCTACCAGAACTATCCAGTTAAGGCTGCTGAACTTGCAACAAAAGAATTCCGTCCAATTGGTAACGGCATTATCAACTTTGCTTACTTCTTGGCCAAGCATGATGTATCCTACAGTGATCCACGTGCTCTTGAATTAGTTGACGAGTATGCAGAAGCATGGTCATACTACTTGATCAAGGCATCTGCTGACTTGGCCCGAGAACAAGGTCCTTGCGAGAAATGGCAAGAATTAAAGTATGCTGATGGTATCTTGCCAATCGACACACGTAAGAAAGAAGTTGACGAGTTAGTTGAACACAAAGAGCGTATGCCTTGGCGTGCTCTGCGTGAACAGATTCTAACCACAGGCATTCGCAATGCAACACTAATGGCACTAATGCCAGCAGAAACATCTGCACAGATCTCCAATGCCACCAACGGTATTGAAGCACCTCGTAGTTATGTTTCAGTGAAGCAAAGCAAACATGGGGTATTGAAACAGGTTGTACCTGAATTTAAGAAACTTAAGAACAAATACGAATTGTTATGGGACCAACGTAGCCCAGAAGGCTATCTAAAACTTTGTGCAGTATTGCAAAAATATATTGATCAAGGCATTAGTGTCAACACTTCGTACAATCCTAAGTTCTACGAAGATGAAAAGATCCCTATGAGTGAGATGCTCCAGCACCTGATCATGTGCTACAAATACGGAACTAAACAACTTTACTACTTTAACACAAACGATGGTCAAGGCGAGATTGACGTTGACAAGCTAGGCGCTGCAACTCAACTCCCAGAAGGCGATCTAAGTCAAGAGGACTGCGATAGCTGTGTGATTTAACATGGATATTTAAAAATACCAACAGAAAGATTAATATGAGCGTATTCAATTTACACGATAAGAAAAAACACACTGAAAAATTGGCGTTCTTAGATAACACTGGGCCCACTGCGGTCCAGCGTTACGAGACACTAAAGTACAGACAATTTGACAAGCTCACAGACCGACAGCTTGGTTTCTTTTGGAGACCAGAAGAAGTTGATGTCATGCGTGACGCAAAAGACTTCAAGGAGTTAACAGATTTTGAGCAACACATTTTTACAAGCAATCTTAAGCGACAAATTTTGCTAGATAGTGTGCAAGGTCGTAGCCCTAACTTAGCTTTTCTACCTCTATGCAGTTTACCCGAACTTGAGACATGGATACAAACTTGGGCATTCAATGAAACGATCCACAGTCGTTCTTACACCCATATTATTCGTAACGTTTACAGTGATCCTGGTCGAATCTTCGATGAGCTATTAGACATTGAAGAAATTGTAAACTGTGCTAAGGACATTTCTAAGTACTACGATGATGTAATTGAAATGGGTACTTGGCACCGTATGCTGGGTGCAGGCAAACACGTTATCAATGGCAAGGAAATTGTTGTTGACGAATATGAACTAAAGAAGAAGCTATGGCTTGCTATCAATAGTGTTAACGCACTTGAAGGCATTCGCTTCTATGTTAGCTTTGCTTGTTCATGGGCATTCGCAGAGTTGAAGAAGATGGAAGGCAACGCTAAGATTATTAAACTAATCTGCCGTGATGAGAACTTGCATCTTGCATCTACGCAAACACTGATCAAAGTGTTGCCAACAGATGATCCAGACTTTGCTAAGATTAAAGAAGAAACTAAAGACGAATGTACTCGCATGTTCCTAAGTGCAGCAGCACAAGAGAAACAATGGGCTGAGTACTTGTTTAAGGATGGATCGATGATTGGTCTAAACACACAATTGCTGTGCCAATACATTGATTGGCTAACATGCAAGCGTATGAATACTGTTGGTTTAGATTGTGGCACTAAGCCAGGTTCTAACCCATTGCCTTGGACACAGAAATGGATTGCAGGTAGCGAAGTGCAGGTTGCTCCACAAGAGACTGAAATCAGTTCTTACATTGTTGGTGGTACCAAGCAAGACGTTGACAGCAATACTTTTAAAGGCTTTAGTCTCTAAGATATATAATACACAAGGAGATATATGTTAACAGTTTATTCAAAAAATCATTGCCCGTTTTGCGACCAAGCAAAACATCTACTAAAAGTAAACAGCATTCCGTTCGAGGAAGTAAAGATTGACGAAAGTGCTGAGGCTAGAGAATTTATTTTGGCCGAAGGACATCGCACAGTCCCACAAATTTACAAAGACGGCAAAGTGTTTGTAGAAGGTGGCTTTCAAGGATTGCGTAAGTTAAACGAAGATCAGTTAAAGGCAGCTCTATAATGTTAGTTTCAAATTCAACAAAGTATGAAAAAGATGACGTCGTCACTTTCAAGATGGTTAATGGCGACGAGATTGTTGCTAAGATCATCGAAGATGGCGGTATGAGCTTTACCGTTGATCGCCCATGCACTGTTGTACCAAGCCACCAAGGTATTGGTCTAACACAGAGCTTGTTTACTAGTGATGTTCGTAAGCCTATTGTGATTAGCAAAAATCACGTTATGTTCTCTTGCGAAACTATCAAGGAAATGGCCAATCACTATTTCCAAATTACCACTGGTATCCAACCAGTGACAGCAGGCAGCATTGTAACCTAATGGCAGGAGCAGCACGCCTTGGAGACCCAGACACTAGTGACGGAACAATCACTAGTGGTGTAAGCACAGATGTGATTATTAACGGCCAAGGCGCTGCTATTGTGGGCAGCGTCGATAGTCCACATGCACCATATGGCCCGCCACACCCACCCCATGAAGCTGCAACAATCACAGTTGGCAGCAGTTCTGTTATTGTTAACGGCCAAGGATTAGCGTTTGCGGGCAGCGACTTAAGTTGCGGCCATGCCATTAAAAGTGGCAGCGATGACGTCGATATTGCGCCATAAGTACTATAATAGGATAAAAATATGTCTGGAATTAGTCCAACAATGCTCATTGCTGCTGATGGTATCACTAGTGGTAGTGGACTCGGTGTAAGTGCCAATTTAACAGCAGCTTTAAGCTCATTTAACTCATCACCATTGGTTCAGTTATACACTGATGTTCGTACTGCCCTAAACGGTGCCAACGTTGCAGTACCTGATGTGCCCAGCTACTTAAACGGTAAGATTACATCTACATCAGAGACCAGTATTACTGTGGCAGTGTCGTCGGCAGCGGCAGCTATTGCCCCTGACGCTAAAAAGTTTATTGCTAATTTTGCAGCAGCAGACAGCTTTGCACAAACCAGCTTTACTTGGTTAGGTGCAATGAGTGACATGGGTACTAAAACCTTTGAGAGCTTTGGACTAGGGGTCACTAACTTCAGCGAAATGGTATCTGGTGGTGCAGGCAAAGTCTTTGCAGCAGCAGAAGGAGCCAAGGCCGATCTTAACTCGTTGTCTTCATCGTTGACTAAGTTTGGTTCTGCATTTGATCCAAGCAATCTACAAAAGATGTTTGAGCCAGCTGGTTTCATTGCCAATTTATCTAAGCAAGGTTTAGGAAACGTAGGCGGGTTGAGTGACGCATTGGAAGCAGCAGGACTGGATCCAAAGAGCCTTGAGTCTGCCAATCCCGAAGTAGTTAAGCAGGCACTTGCAAAGATTACTGGATCAGATTTAGAAAAGATCATTGCACAAACTAAAATCTCTTTGCCAATCAACCACATGGTTAAGACCGCAGCAGATTTGCTTGATGCAAAGAAAGTGTTGAGTCCAACTGAGTTGGCTGCTATCCCAGGTGGTGCGTTATCGGGATTAGGTAACGCCCTAACTAACATGGGCGGGAGTTTTAAATCAGCGGCAGACATTGCAAAGAATCTAGCAGCAACAAAGATTCCATCTCTTAAACATTTGGACGCATTACCAAATCCACTACCGGCTGGTGTGATGTCTAGCTTTGCAAGCAAGATGGGATCAGGCGGCGGACCATTCGGCAATCCAACCATTAGTGATATCATTGGCACCGCAGCAGGATACAAGCACACTGATGCCTTTACTACTTTAGTAAATGGACATACTGCCATCCTTGCATCAAGCCAAGGGCAAGCATTACAGGCAGCAGCCACGGCTCTTATTGCAGACCCAACTAACTCAACCAAGTTGTCTAATTTCACTGCGGCACAAGCTGCTATCACTGGAGCCACAGATGCTAACTTGGCAAAGATTGTAAGCGACTGCTCTGCGGCTGTAACCGCAAGTAGCAATCAACTAATCACAGAAGCCACTAACCAATCCAAAGCTGGTCTAGTAGTTTCTGCGGCAGCGACTCCAAATACTGCACAACTTTTAGCCTTTGCAAATAAGTTGCCTATGTATGGAATCGACAAAACACAAGCAGGATACAACTACATCCTAACCAATATGGCCACTGATGATCAGTACGGTGAAGCCATTATTGCCAGCTTGTCTGAAGGCATAAACGCCGCCAAAAATGCCCTCGTTGGCATTGCAAGTACCACCCAAAGTAACGCAGCAGACGCCCTGGCCAAGTTGCAAAAGAGCTAAAAACGGCCCACATAACTTGCAAATAACTGAAAAAAGTGCTATAATAGGCGTACTTAACCAGTTATAGTAGTCGTTATCTACCTATTTTTATAGGTTATATAAACTACAGAAAGAAACAAAGGAGAAAGTATGACAACAAAAAAGTCAAACGGTAATCCAATTTTTTGGTTTACTCTTTCTAGAAATGTTATCCAATTTCTAGCATTCATGTTAGTGATGTCACTGTTATGGTCAGTGACGCAAACAAAACTAGCAACCCTTGAGGAAGGCAGTGACGTCTACCGCCAAGGTTTTATCAGTGCGGAAGATCGCACCAAGCAACTTGATTGCTTAACAAAAAACATTTACAATGAAGCAGCCACTGAACCTTTTGAAGGTAAAGTTGCTGTCGCCCAAGTAACAATGAACCGTGTGGATAGTGGTAAGTTTGGCAAAGGCGTATGCGGAGTTGTTTATCAACGAAACGTGATATATGAAAAAGTCATTTGCCAGTTTAGCTGGGCGTGTATGCCAAGCGTTGCTAAGAAGGCAGTTTACCCTGCACTCTATAAAGAAAGCGAAGAAGTCGCTAAGAAGGTTCTACTAGAAAACTTTCGTCTGCCGAGTATGAAAGAGGCAATGTACTATCATGCAGACTACGTCAACCCAAAATGGGGTAAGCCAAAAATTACACAAATTGGTCACCACATTTTCTACAAGGAATAACATGACTTTCAATTTGGATTCAGTTAAAAATGCTGTGCAGAAATTCTTTGAAGAACACCTGTTAAAGATCTCTGCAGAAACCCTGGAATGGCTCAGCATCATTGTGATACACTGTGCCACTGTGCCAACAATGTTGGCCATGATGACTGGGCTTAGTGACCACACTCCGAGCCTAGACATCATTATGTTTATCTGGGGCGGCCTACTGTTGATGTTTATCCGTGCTATCATTCTCAAGAATAGCCTAAACATTATCACCAACGGCTTTGGCTTTATTGCACAAGCTGTTATTATGGCATTCATCTTATTCCGCTAATGCACCCAACCGAGCCATACCTAATCTATTTTCTGACTACGTACAGACGTATCGCAGAATTGAAATACCGTGTGGCCGGTCGTTCATACACTCCTGCAAAATTCACAGACTTGATACGCAGACAATTTAATGCTTCTGCGTTTGTTGTAAAGACTGAGCGTGATCCTGCTGTTGACCCGGATCAAGTTATTGTTGCCGGTTTGTATGATTGCCATGATGACTCGGAGATGCTACCAAGCATTACCATCACATTATGCTACCATCCTGCACAAGAAACATACTTTGTTGATCTCATTAACTGGGAACAGTTTACATTTGATCTTGCTGAGTGTGTTGGGCACGAGATGGTTCATATGCATCAATACAAGGTTGGGAGAGTTCCGGCTCTAAAGGAATACAAAAGCCCAACGGATGTAGAGACAACACTGGACCAAGAATACCTTGGTGACGAAAGCGAAATTGAAGCATACGGTTTCAGCATCTCTGCTGAAATGTTTATGTTTAAAAAATCCATACAGGATTGCGTAATGTATGGCGTGTATCAACAAACGTTTGCAAAGGATACACGAATTGTTTTACAATTAGAACAAAAAGTAGAACAGTATTATAAAATTTTGGAGCAACTATATGAGCAAATTGACTAAACAACAAGAAGAGCAAATCGACGAGCTCGCTGAAATGATGGAAGACACGCTAGCCGATGATGACTATTGCATTATTGTTGGCCCCGACGGCGAAGTTAAGTCCATTATGTTGCCCGACAACGTGCCATTTGAGTTGCCGGAAAATGTAAGTAAAATGCTTGCAGTATTTGGTATTACAGACGTAGACAATATTTCAGGAAACGCTACACTTCATTAACCATTTTCATGCTATAATACAGCATGACCTTTAAAGAATGGCTTAGATCACTTGAACCCGAGCGTAAGCAAACAGCCGGGGAAGATTTCGCTGACTCTGTTGGACTAATAGTCTTAATGGGGCTGGTTTACCTAGTGATATTCATTTAGTGTTGTATTTTTACAACAAACTAAAAATTCTCAATTTCTGTGTTATAATTTAGACATTGAAACAACCCAAGTTCTAAGATGCACAAACTCAACGTTACACTCAACACAAACGGTTGCGGTTACTGGTCCAGCGTTGCCAAAGCTGTTAAGATTGTTGGCATGGATCTGCCCTACATCAGTGACTGCGAAGAGTTCGGCGAACTGCGTGTCTATTTTGATCCCACGTCATGGAACGTAAAAAAAGATAGTTTGATCTACACCGATCGCCAATTTGAAAAAGAATTAAAAGCCTACCTAACCAACATTGGCCTAGTTGGCAAAGATGTCAGCTACAGCGAGCAAGGTATGCAAGGACTCAACTACGTGAGCCTGGATGTTGGCAAACACTTTATTAAAAGCTATGAGCAACACATTGCCTGACTACAAAGACACCAATGTCTTTTTGATTTTTTGGGACTGTTACGGTCTTGAGTCTTGTGTGGATATCACTGAGTCCATGCAAGAGGGTAATGCATTTGAGCACGAGAACTTGTTTGAACGCATCAAGAATCCGGAAGAAGAACCGCACAACGAGCATGTGCATCGAGTCACTAAAATGATTCAAATGATGAGCATGCGGGCACGTTTCAATCCACAGCGTAATTACGAGCTTTACTTTATTCACACTGTAAAGTCAATTACCACAGAACAATTTGAAACCATGTTTGCAGAAGATCCGCAGTCAGCAGCTGAGTTAATTCGCGAACGTGGACAACAACTTCTTAGCCACCGTAGTACAACCGAAAGGGTAATCTCATGAACAAAAACACAGTGCATCTTTACACTATTGTGTATCAAATTCCAATGACCAACGCTGAGTTGTTTGGCGACCTTGAAGCTTACATGGCAGGCAATGCTGAGCCAGTTGAGCCCGAAATCACGGACTTCACAGAAGCCAATGAAGTTATTGCCCGTTACACCAAGGGCTCTAAATGACTCCACTTACCAAGCTACTAATTGCAGCACACAATGGTGAAGTAGACATCAAGGACTTGACTGTTGATCAACAAGAAGTACTACTAGATGGCTACAGACAGCTTGCTAATAGGCTACTCAAGGACCCAGCCTTTGTAAAAGCAGGAGAGCAGATCCTTGAAGTATTGGATTTAGCAGGTGTCGCAGACCCGTTTGATTCTGCAATCACTGACGCCGAATCACGTGGTAGTACGTATTGGGATTTAGAAACCAATAGCATCCATTAACAGCATACATAACTTAAAAACAAGCCCGCCTTTGTGCGGGTTTCCTTTTGGCCGGCTAAATACACTATGAGCTACTCTTACCAACAATCGTTTAATGCCACACTTAACGCCCTTCCTAAAGATCAGCGTCGAGACTACAAACTTGCAAACATTGCAGCCGTTGATCGTCAACAAGTAGGCACACCTAGTTACAGAGAGTACAACCAATATACTAGCCCGGGAACTGTTGCACCAGCAGAAGGTCGCCCGTGGACCAAACTATAAGGACAGATTTATGAAAATGGCAGAAATACTCCGCAATTTAGCGGACATGATTGAACGTAACGAAACAGGCACAGCAGCAGCTGAAGTTCCTGCACAAACTCAAGAGCCAAAATTCCACAAAGTTGAAGTGCCAAACGATGAGCAAGGCGAGCCAACTTCAATGGTTGCACCTTTGCAACAAAAATTGGAATTGCTAAAGAAAGCAGCAGGCGTTGACAGCATGTACGATGAGGAAAGCTGCGATGCTGACCCGTTGGATCAAATGAAGAAAATGGCAGGAATTCAAGTAGTGGCTCAAGCTGGCGAAGACGCAGGAGAGTAATACTGTGGGATATACCAAAAAGATTAAGGCCGGCCTAGTACAACAAGATTACACACAATTTGTTGGTGAGCCAGGCACACTGTTTTACAATTACGATAATGGTACCTTGCGCCTTAGTGATGGTGTAACCCCGGGCGGAACCGCAGTTAACCTAATTGGCGATTTCAATGACATTGCTATCGGCAATATTACTGTCGATGGTACAACCATTAGTCCAAATTCCCCAAACACTGATCTAAACATTGTTGCAACAGGAACCGGAGTCCTTCACTTAACCACGCCAATTGAAGTAAACAAAGTAAGCATAGACGGTGCAAAGATTTTAACTGTTAAAGATGATGGTCAGGTAAAGATTATCGTTGAGACTGCTGATGCAGTTGAGGGCGCTGTAGGTATCGTTGGTAATGCTACAGGTGCATATCAAAGCCCAGTACAAACTGGAGTTATGCTACATATCACTGGTCAACAAAATGATGTTAGCAGAACTTATCTAGACGGTGTTAACAACTATGCAATCCTTGCAGGTCGTAGATATAATGGCACACCGGATGCGCCAACACAGGTATTAGCCGAACAGCCTATCATGCGTTTTGGGTGTAACGCTTACAATGGCACTGCATGGAATACCGGCGGAGTTGCTCGCATACAGATGGTTGCCAGTGAAGATCATACCCCGACCGCAGCAGGAACAAGATTAGAGTTCTGGTCTACTCCCAACGGTACAACCACTAACATGCGTCAGGGCTATTACGACGGTAATGGGTTGACTGCAATTAATTTAACCACTACCGGACTACTAAATGCAACCAATGCCAATATTACTACCAGCCAGGCAGTATTAACAGTTAGTGCCAACGCAGACGGATTGACAAAGATTCCAGTATTAGGCGGCACTATTGCTCAGTTTACTAACAAAGACAACATTGCTGGAGCGGTGCTAATTGACGGCTACGGAACATCGTCGGGTGCAACGGTTAGTGGTAAGCTGGTATTTAGAACTGCTCGAGGCACTAATGCTAGTCCAGCCGCAGTGCAGGCTAACGATGTAATCGGTAAGGTAGCAGGTGCAGGCTGGGGGACAACTGGATACGGTGGTGTTGACGCTGCTAGCTTAATCTTCAAAGCCACACAAACATTTACAGATACTGCTCGCGGAACTAAAGCTGTTATTAGCCTAACGCCAGACGGATCAAATACTCCGCAGGATTATTATACTTTTACCACCACTCAACTTACAGTTCCAGCTGGCGGCACAGTCAGTGGTAGACTACGAGCCACGGCTGGCACAACCAGTGAGCCAAGTATTCAACTTGAAGCAGGCCCACTACCAACTGTATCATCACCGGGTGGTATCAGCTACAACGGTATTACTTTATATGCAGTACCACAAGACGGAGAGATTGGCGTTATTCCGGCAGAGCAACATTTTGTTCTTAATGCAGTTCGCAACCTAACACCTGGTACAACAGCGGCACAAAGCGTCTTGGGCAAAACTGTTCACCTAAGTGCTAACACACGCTATTGTTATGTTCTAAAGTTCCAACTATACAAAAACGGTGCAGGGTCTAACACTCCAACTATTAACTTTGGACTAGGTTTAACAAACGGCGCCACATTATTTGCACACGGATACAATGCGTTTAGTAATGTAGGAGCAAGTGGCGGAGCACAGGCAGCTATCGGTACTGTGAGCCAAATGGCTAACTATATCACCACAGGATTCAGCACAGGCGTTCCAATTAGTGCGGCCATGGGTGCTAACGCAAGTTGGGCAAGCTGTGAGATTCGCGGTTATATCGGCGTAAACACTGCTGGTACTGTGGACTTCCAGATTGCGTTTAGTGATGCTCCTAACACCAGCTGTAATATCCAGCCAACTGCCAGTTGCCGCATATACCCAGTGGCCCTGAGTGGAGTTGACACTAGTGTAGGAACCTGGGCTTAACCAGAACTTTTGACTTTGCCAATATCGTAGCGTATACTGCGGGGCTAAACCCTATAAATATACGTTATGATATTCGGATACTTCACTCTCTTCGTTGCACTAGTCATTAGTGCTGTTGCAGAATACTACTCAATTGTAGGTCTTACTGCCATCTTCTCTACAGTCTTTTGGCCCATTGTTATTATGGGCGCAGTCCTTGGCATAGGCAAACTAACAGCAGCAGTTTGGCTCAAACTTAATTGGGAACGTGCTAGCTGGACCTATAAGTTATATCTTGTACCCGCAGTAGCGTTGCTAATGGTATTAACTAGTATGGGCATCTTTGGTTTCCTAAGTAAAGCACACAGTGATCAAAGCATGGTATCTGGCGACTCAATGGCCAAAGTGGCTATCTACGATGAAAAAATTAAAACCGCAAAGGATAACATAGATGCAAATCGCAAGGCGCTCAAACAGATGGATGAAGCTGTGGACCAAGTTATGGGTCGAAGTGCAGACGAAAAAGGTGCGGAAAAAGCAGTTGCGATCCGTAGAGGGCAGACCAAAGAACGCACTAGATTACTTTCTGAGATTACAGCCGAACAGAAAGTTATTGCCCAACTTAGTGAAGAACGGGCGCCCCTTGCCGCAGAGTTTCGCAAGGTGGAAGCAGAAGTAGGACCAATCAAGTACATTGCCGCATTGGTCTATGGCGATAATCCTGATTCAAATATTCTTGAGAAAGCAGTACGACTCGTTATTATTCTAATTGTCGCAGTGTTTGACCCACTGGCATTGGTACTAATTCTAGCCGCACAACAAAGCATTCGCTGGGCACGTGGGGAGGAACATACACCTGACGAGGTGAACAAACATACGGAGACCGTCGACGATCATGTCGCAGTCGGAGAACCCCAAGGCGAGCCTGCTGCAAAGGAGGATTTGCAAGAATCAGCTGTAGATGAACAAGATGCAGTGGCACCCGCGCCGGTTGCGGACGCTGAGCCCATAGTTCAGGGAGTTACAACTGAGCCACAAACTACAGTTGATCCCCTTGCATATCTAAAACAACCATTTGTGCATTTCCAAAACTTGCAACCAATGGTGCATAAACCAGAAGCTCCTGAGATTGAAATCTACTCAGGCAATCCTGATGATTTTAAAAAGCCATGGAGCGATGAAGATAAAGCTAATTTGGTAAAGGCAATGGAGGGATTCTTTGAGAAAAACAAAGAAGCAGCTGAAGAAGCAAAACAGGTTGAAGAAGAATTCCTAGAAAGATTTGATCAAAATCTTGCACGTAATACTCCAGAGATTCTAACTATGGGAATTGATGAAGTTGAGCGTCCAGGCGATTACATTACTCCGCCAGAAGAATATACAGGGCCAATGAAGGAAGTAGTTGAAGAGTACATTGACCCAAACACACGTATTAAGACTCTAAACCATCGTTGGATTCCCGATCTATCTGCACAAGCAGATAACGTAATTGATAAGGACCCATCACGCTCAGGCTTTGGCGCACAGTTTCCAACAGGAGCGGAACGTGGTGATACATACCTGCGTGTAGATTACTTGCCTGCAAAACTGTTTAAGTTTAATGGCACAAAGTGGATCGAAATTGACAAGGCATCAACAGATAGTTACGCCTACAACCAAGAGTACATTAAATACTTAATTGATAAGATTAACAGCGGCGAATACTCTGTTGATGAACTAAGTGAAAGCGAGCAAGAACAAATTGCCAGCTACTTAAAAAATGACCACTAATTTTATTACACCACCGGATTTTGTAGAGGATCCAAATCACACCATTCTGCTAATTGACGCAGACCCTGTTGATGTAGAAACATTGGCTTACCTATGTGCAGGGCACGAAGAAGCATTCAATATCTACTTGTATCGTGAAGATATGAATGATGATCTGTGGCTTAACCAAGCTGCGGACCGTGCTGATACAATTATCGTAAATACTATTGACAACAAATTAAGTGGTATTAAAGATAATTTTATTGACTTTCAAAGAACTTATTACTATGGACCAAAACACTTCTTGCACAGCACAAGACAGTGTTCAACTCTATTAGATTATTTTGTAATTCGAGCTAATGACAGAAAACATCAAACTCCAAGTCCATTGTAACTTCTGCGGTAAGAACCGTAATGAAGTAGATAAACTAATTGTTGCAAACGATGCAGGTATCTGCAACGAGTGCATCAGCTTATGCAGTAACATCATTAACAAAGAGCGTAATGACGAGTTCCGCAAAGACAAAAAGGTCAGCAAAGCACTGGACCCTATTAAGATTAAGAACTACCTTGACGAGTATATCATTGGGCAAGATGCTGCAAAGATTGCACTCAGTGTGGGAGTTGTTAATCACTACAAACGCATTTTCTTTGAAAGTTCTGTTGAACTAGAGAAGTCAAACATTCTAGTATTTGGTCCAACTGGGTCAGGTAAAACACTGCTAGCCAAAACAATTGCACGTTACTTAAACGTCCCATTTGTGGTAGCAGATGCAACTACACTAACCGAAGCAGGTTACGTAGGCGACGATGTTGAAAGCATCATTGGCGGATTACTATCCGCAGCAGATAATGATGTTGCACGTTGTGAGCAAGGCATTATCTTCCTAGATGAAGTGGACAAGATTGCACGTAAAAGCGAAGGCGCCAGCATTACCCGTGACGTAAGTGGTGAAGGTGTGCAGCAAGCTCTACTAAAGCTAGTAGAAGGTACCAAGTGCAAGGTTAGTGTAAATGGTGGCAAAAAGCATCCTGCTCTGGATCAAGTGGAAATTGACACCAGCAAGATTCTCTTTGTTGCAGGTGGTGCATTTCCTGGACTAGAAAAATTAGTAGAACGCAGACAACGTGGGACCAACATTGGATTCAATGTCCCACTATCCACGGACAACGTAGATCGTACAGAAGTTACCCCCGAAGACTTTATTAAGTTTGGAATGATTCCTGAGTTTTGCGGACGCTTTCCTATCACAGTTCAAATTGATGAACTAACGGTCACG